GAACGGGCGGCAGTCGGACATCGCGCACCACCCGGACCCGTTCTCGATACCGTACCTGATGACCGGCGATCCGTTCTTCCTCGATGGCCTCGAAATGTGGCAGGGATGCAACTCACTGTGGGGCAATCCGGGCTACCGGAATTATTCTAACATGACCTGTTATGGCGACGGTCAGACGCGAGCTATGGGCTGGATGTACCGAACATTGTTCAATGCCGCTGCTTTGCTGCCCGACACCGATCCACTCCGGGGGGTATTCGAGCGGATGGTCGACGAAGCCATAGCAAAGGACGAGGGGCAGCGGCATATCAACGACACCGAGTTCGCCGGAAGCGTCCAGCATGTGTTCGGCGCCACGCCCATCGGCACAACCGGCGACGGATGGAGCGGGCATGGCCCGCCGCCCTGCCGATGGTGGGCAGGGGCAGGCGGCTACGCTGCCACCGATCCGGTCTACTACAACACTACCGTGGCCTATTCGGCCAACTCACATTGGATGACGATGTTTTGCATCGCCGCGCTCGGGCGGGGCCGGGAACTTGGTTTTCCATGCGATGACCTGCTCGCCTGGGTGGCGCCGCACGTCATCGGACAGTTCGGCACGGAGGGATACCCGCCGCAACTGTGCGGGCAATATGTTGTGCCTGATATGAAGAAAGCAGGCACAGGCGCGGCATGGTTCGAGTCCTGGGACGAAGTGCTCACCGGGTGGTCGGCCCAGAAACAAACCGGCAGGCTGAATGGAGAGATCGAGATAGGCTACTGGGGCCTGCCGATCAACTACTACAACGAGGCGCGTACGGCCCTGTCGTTTGTCACCGACCAGCCCGGCGGCGAGGAAGCTTGGGACCGCTGCGAGGAGACGATTGCGGCGAAGACGCTGGAAAGCGGCATAGCGATTCCGTGGGCCGATGATCCGACCTGGGCGGTGGTACGATGAGCGAAGATATGACTGAACGCGAGCGCCGGGTACTGGAGCGAGCCTATTGGCTGTGGCGCGCGGCCGGTGAGCCGGAAGGGCGCGACCAGGAGTTCTGGGAGCGCGCCGAGCGTGAAGAGCCGAAGGAGGATGAGTGATGTTTGGAGGAGGGAGCAGGTCTTCCCGCCCACCAGACCCGCCACCGCCGCCAGCGTCTCCACCAACCTATGCTGCACAGGCAAGTGTGCGCCCTAACACGAACATAGGCCGCTTTGGCACCCTCTCAGATACCATCCTGACCGGGCCGCTGGGGACGAGTGGCGGTACTGTGCGCAATAAAGTCCTGTTGGGCCAATGAGCGAAGCGTATCGTAAATATGCGCAAGAGCGGATAGAGTCGCTCCGCACGGTGCGAATGACTTGGTATTTGCACTGGCGAGACCTATCGAGCTACATCCTTCCGAGGCGGTACAAGTGGCTCATCACCGCTAATGATCGGTCGCGCGGAGCCGACATCAACACGAACATAATCGACTCGACCGGCACACTCGCGGCGCGTACGCTCGCGAGCGGGATGATGAACGGCATAACCAGCCCTACCCGCCCCTGGTTCAAGCTCCGCATCGAGGGCTACGAGGAAGATTACGAGGTCCAAAGCTGGTTGAGTGACTGTGAACGAAGGATGATGACCGTCTTCCAGTCATCAAACTTCTACCAGTCGATGGCGATCATGTATTTCGACCTGGTGGTGTTCGGCAGCGCGTGCATCATCGTTTACGAGAACTATGACAACATCATTCACTGCTTCAATCCGTGCCTGGGCGAGTTCTTCTTCGATCTCAACAACAACCTCGAGGTCGGCACCGTCGCCCGCGAATTTGTGTTGACTTACTGTCAAATGGTTGAGGAGTTTGGGGAAGAGAAGGTATCGCCGGAGGTGCGCCGGGGCTATGAGCAGGGCTCGATGAAGTCGCACGAGAAGCGGATCGGCCACATCATCGAGCGCAATACCGGCGATTTCTCGATGGTCCCGAAGAAATTCCCGTTCCGTGAGGTCTATTGGGAGATCGGTTCCCCGAACAACACTCTTTTGCGAAGCCGGGGCTTTTATGATTGGCCCTGTATGACCCCGCGATGGGACGTCCAGTCAAACGATCCCTATGGGCGCAGCCCTGGTATGGATGCGCTGGGCGACATCAAACAGCTCCAAAAGGAAACTTTGCGCAAAGCACAGGCCATCGACAAGATGGTAAACCCGCCCATGCTGGCCGATGTCCAACTCAAGAACCAACCGATGAGCCTGCTGCCGGGTGGGATGACCTACGTCTCGGGGCTAGGCCGCGACCGGGAGGGCGCACGCCCAATCTACACCATCATGCCACCGATCGCTGAGATGATGCAGGATATCCGCGAAGTCCAGCAGCGCATCAAGATCACCTTCCACAACGACCTCTTCACGGGTATCACCGATCTGCAGACGGTGCGGACAGCGACCGAGATCGATGCGCGCCGCGAAGAGAAGCTGGTATTGTTGGGTCCGGTGCTGGAGAGGATAGAGTCGGCCCATGAAGGGCTTGGGAGCGGGATTGATCGGGTATGGGGCATTATGTGGCGCGGCCAGTTGCTACCGCCCCCACCTGCGTCGTTGCGCGGAGCACCAACCAACATCCAGGTCGATTACATCTCGATGCTGGCGATGGCACAGAAGGGCATTGCGACTGCCGGGATCGAGAAGTTGTGGGGCTTCGCCGGTAACCTCGCGGCGGTTATCCCAGACATCCTCGACAAGTTGAACCCGGATCAGACGATTGATGAATACGCAGCGGCGCTGGGCGTGTCGCCGAAGATTGTGGTGGGAGACGAGGATGCAGCGGCGGCGCGTGAAGCGCGAGCGGCACAACAACAGGCCGCGCAGGCCGTCGAGATGGCCGCTACCGCTGCACAGGGCGCGAAGACGCTCAGTGAGACGGATGTGGGTGGCGGGGCGAATGCCCTCCAGTTGATGTTGGGTGGAGGCAGCGGTGGCTAAGATCAAGCTCACGCCTGAAAGAGTCGCGGAGATGCAGGCATTGGGGCGTTTTTTAGGCGAACCTGCCGGGCGTCGATGGCTCTACAATCTCATGGCTGAGTGCAATGTTTGGGCGACCTTTGGCGTGTCCAACGCCCTCAGCTTAGCGTTCCGGGAGGGATCGCGCTTTATCGGCCTCAGACTGCAAGCCGAGGCGATGCAGGCCAATCACGATATGTATCTCAAGATGTTAAAGGAGATGGAAGTTGAGCGACCAGGCGCAATCGGCACCAGAGGCTTCGGCGATAGTGACGGAGACCCTGACGACGACGACGGAACCGGAAGCGCCTGAGGCGCCAGCCCCGTCGGTTCTCGGGACCGAGCCGCCTGCGGCACCGGAGCCGTTCGACATTGAGAAGCTCACCATCCCGGAGGGATTGTCGCGAGATGACGCCCTCTTTGGTGATTTTGCGGACATTGCGAAGGAGCACGGCTTGACCGGGCCTGTAGCACAAACCCTAGTTGACTTGGCCGCGAAGCAAGTCCAAGCTGCCAACCAAAAGCTTCAAGCGAGTTGGGACAAGCAGAACTCGGACTGGCAAGCGGAGGTACGGGCCGACAAGGAAATCGGGGGCGACAAGCTCTCAGAAGTCTTGCAGACATTTTCCAAGGTTGCAAGCGATCCTGAGTTGTCTGATCCGAAGTTTCGCGAGGCACTAGCATTTACCGGCGCGGGAAACCACCCAGCGATAGTACGGACCCTGGCACGGTGGGCAAAAGCCCTGTCCGAAGGAGGTCCGGTACGCGGAACACCGTCGCAGACGATGCAACGGCCTACCACTGTTGGCGAAGCCATCTACGGCCCAAGCGGGCCGCATACTGGCGGACCACGACTTCAATAAGGATCTGAAACATGGCAGTACTTGGAACAACCGTCCTAACCTACGCCGACTGGGCAAAGCGGGTTGAGGACGGCTATCGCATCGGCACCATCATCGAGTTGCTCTCGCAGACCAACGAGATCCTCTTGGATATGTTGGTGCTGGAAGGCAACCTGCCCACCGGCCACAAGACGACGGTGAGGACCGGTCTGCCGACTGCAACGTGGCGCTTGCTCAATTACGGCGTCCCGAACTCCAAATCGACCACCGCGCCGATCATCGACACCTGCGGGAATCTGGAGGCGTATGCTCTGGTCGATAAGGACATCGCCGATCTGAACGGGAATACGAGTGAGTTCCGTGGATCGGAAGTGGTTGCGTTCCTCGAGGGGATGAACCAGCAGATCGCCTCCACGATTATCTATGGGAACCAGGCCGTAAACCCGGAGCGGTTTACAGGCTTCGCCCCGAGGTACTCGACGGTGACGGCAGCGAACGCTCAGAGCGCCGCCAATGTGGTGGATATGGGCGGCACTGGTGGCACCAACACCTCCATCTGGATCGTGACCTGGGGCGCGAACACCACTCACGGTATCTTCCCGAAAGGTAAGATGACTGGCCTTCAGCACCGCGATATGGGTGAGTGGCCTGTCCAAGATGCTAGCGGCAACACTTATCAGGCCTATAGGGACCACTTCAAGTGGGAGATTGGGCTCGCGGTGAGGGATTGGCGCTACAACGTCCGGCTCGCCAACATCGACGTCACACTGCTGAACGGTGCCAGCGCGGCGAACCTGATCAATGGGATGGTTCGAGGGTTGTATCGCCTTCCGACGGCCTCTCCAGCGGCTACGGGCATCCAGACTTCGGATAGCCCACAGATCCAGGGATCGATGGGCAACACCGCGATGTACTGTAACCGCGTCGTCCGGACATATCTGGACCTCCAGGCGATGAATAAGACCAACGTCCTGTTGTCGTTGCAGGAGTTCCAGGGACGCGTTGTAACGATGTTCAGGGGCATTCCGGTGAGGACGGTAGATGCTATCCTCTCGACCGAAGCCCGCGTTGTTTAAGGAGCTGTGAGATGATTATTGATGGCGCATTGCAGTTCAGTGGGACAGCAGGAGTTGCGGGGTCTGTAGACCTTCCGACCACCGGAACGCAGCAGTCCACAAATGTGATCGACCTCGTTAACGCCCGCGATATGGGCATTGGCGATGATCCGGCCATAAAGCTCCTTTGTGTGGTCAAGACGACACTTACAGGTGGGACCAGCCTTCAGGTCCAGTTCCAGGGCGCACCGGACTCCGGTTCCGGTACACCTGGTACCTACGTGACCTACGCCGAGAGCGCTGCGGTGCTCGAGGCCGATCTGGTCGCGGGCCGTTACCTGCTGCCGATGGACATTCCGCGCCCGCCCCCTGGAGCGCCGCTGCCGCGCTTCTACCGACTTCAGTACGTTTCGGCAGGCACGCATGGAGCCGGGGGTATCTATGCCGCACTGGTCCTCGATCGCGCGGACTATGTTGGATACCCACCTGGTATTACAGTCCCGAACTAGGAGAATCCCCATGAAGTACAGATTGTTAGGACCGCACGTGCTGGCCGAAGGCCAAATGCTCGACGCGGGCACTGAGGTCGGCGACGACACAGACGTTCCCTGGAAAGACATTGATGGGAAGGAGATGGACCCGACCACACAGATGGAAGGGCTCGATGATGCTTCGCGCGACAAGGTGCGTGAAGTGCATCAGCGCCTCTATGGGCGCGGGCCGACATGGGAGCGAAGGGAAAGTGATGAGGCTCGCGAAGCCCACGAGAAGCAGGCTGAGGAGCAGAAGAAGCTGGATGAGGGCTCGGAGCCGGTGTCACCGCAACAGAAAGCGGAACGGGAGTGGGAAAAGGAGTTTAAGGACGGGAAGCGAGGCGAAGCCGCGATGGCGCCGACGATCCCTCCAAGGGCGCCCGTGACCTCTCCGCCGGGCGCAGCACGCCAACCATCGCACACCTCCGCAGCCTCGCCGACGCGCGGCGGACAAACGGCCCCGGCTCCGGGACCAGCAACGCCCAAAGCACCAGACAAGGACGAGGTGAGGCCCACCAAACCTAACGAGGAACAGTACCCCAAGGGCTAGCGCCTGCGGGTAGAGTCCGCCCCGCTCCCAGCTCTGCGGCTCCCTAGTGGGGCGGACTCGCATAGGAGGACATGATGGCAAAGTTCAGATTGCTTGCAGCACATCAATTGCGCAATATAGAGCTTAAAGCGGACGTACTTCTGCTTGGGGACAGAGAGACAGAGCATCTTGGGGAGGAGCGTGGGACGCTCGTTGGTGACGGCACGCCCTACCCAGTGGTCCACGCTACCCTCGAGATGCTACCCCTCGACGACGAGGCCGAGGCGATGATGGATACGGAGCGGGAGCGGTTGGCCCGCAACAACGCCTCGATGAACCCGGTGGATCAGCTCCCGGTTATGTTGGCGCATTTGACGGGTGGGCGCGATGATTACGATGACCGCTACATCCCCGGTTTTCCTGGCATACCTCGCCCGCAAAGAGGGCCACACTTGGTCGAGGACAAATCGTGATGCGCCACCTGTTTCTGGCGGCGGCCTTCGTGTTAGGTGGATCGCTCGATGCCGATGCCCAAATCTTTACTAATCCGCTCAACCAGGTAGAGATCGACCAACAGGTCAGTACGGCAGGGACATCGAGCCTCGTCCTCGCTTCACCGAGTAAGGCTTTGGCTTCACTGACTGTGTTTAGTAGTGCGGCTGGGTTTGTGCTCGTATACGATGCCGCTTCGCTGCCATCCAACGGTGCGGTTGCCGCTTGTGCCAATGCAGCTGCGGCTCGTCCGTGTCTGATGTGGTGCGCGCCGGTGGCGGCTGGCGGTTATGTGGATCGGCAGTGGAATAGCCCAATGTCATTCACGACCGGCATTGTCGTAGCAGTTAGTTCTACTGGATGTGCCACGCTGACAGCGGCGACTACCGGACAGATTTTTGCACAAGCCCCTTAGGAGGCATAAATGCCCTTATCGACTGACGAGTTCATCCTGACTAAGCGTGTTGTCACTGGAGTCGTGGATCAGGAGCCGATCGCCATCGGGATACGATTTATAATGGAGGCGTCGCCCTGTGGGGATGACCCAGGCTGGAGCGATCTGGTCCTTGAGAACGGCGAGGAGTGGACGATCGCGACGCCGTTCGGCGAACTCGTACCAACCTCACGCTCATGAAGAGGGTTCTCGCCGTCGCACTGGCGCTGTGCGCCCTTGCACCCGAAGGGCGCGCCCAGAACGCGATCACGCAGGAAGGCACCGTCCTCCAGAATGCTCCGATGATGTTTCGGGGGAACAACCGGGCGCGTCAGGGCGCGCCCGTGGGCGGCGCTCCGAGCGGTCAGATAATCACTACTGGTGACGCGACGGTGGGCGGGCGCTGCGACTATAGCGATCCGACCGACGCGCCGAGCGGTTACTACAAGCTCTGCATCGACGCCAAGAGCGGCAAGATCATCTGGGGCGGCACCAAGTCGCCGCAAACGACCCCGGTGCTCGAGGTAAACGGGGTTGTTTATCCGTTTGTTGGGCAGGGCGCGGGCAATACCGTGGGCGGAGCCCCTACAGTAATCAACAACCTGACTTGCTGGAACGACACGCTGGGCACCTTTATCAAGGATTGCGGCGGCCCCCTCGCAACAACCGGCGGTGGCCTGGTGGCGAGTGGGCGCAACACAGCGGCTTACACAACCACATCGTCGTTCAGCAAGATAGAGAACACGCAGGGCACGGTGCTCGACGGCGATCTGTTCGGCCTGCCACAGTACAACACTTTCGAGGTCCGCGCCGACATACCAGCGGGTACTACGGTACAGAATGCTGCTGCGGTGGGCGCTTATGTGATGAACCGCACTCCGTCGCTCGGCGAGAGCGGCAACTCGGTCGCGTTCATGGGCATCAGCAACGCCGTCGTCAACAACGCTGCGGTATGGGGCATCAACACAGTCCAGAACACGACCGACCCCAATGGCACAGGCAAGGTGCTGCAAGGCTATGAGGGCGATTTCAACATGGCCTCGCCAAACGACCGGCTGATCGGCATTGGGCTGTATGGCACCTCGACAGCGACACTTACCAGCAACGTCCGCGACGGTGTGGTGGTCGGCTCTTTGAGCGTGCAGAGTCCCGGCTTGACGACATGGCTGCGCGGCTTCGCCTGTAATCCTGCGGCAATCATCCCGAATGGGGTGTGCCTCGATATTCAGCCGGAAGCCACGACTGGGGCGTTCGTGAAGGGACCGGCTATTAACTTCTGGTATACGGACGCTACTGAAGTAAAACACTTTATTAGTATGCACGCAGGCACCGATCGCAATTTGATATTTGCCAGCGATACAGGTACTACCAACGGGGGAGTGGACTTTTATCCGAGGGTACATTTTCGGGATAGAGCCGATTGGGTCTTTGACATTGCTGGGGTAGAGCATCGATATACCTCGACCGTGGATCTTCCCACACACAAGCTAGTAATTACCGGCACTCCGACCGACGCCACTGTGCAGTTCAACTCTACTGTAGCCCTTGCTGGGCCAGTGACGCTGGTTAGTCCTCCAACAGCGTGCACTGGGTTGCCGGTAGGTACGTTATACATGGACTCAACTACGAGAGCGCTCTATGTTTGTTAAGACGCTTGCCCTAGCAATGGCACTTGTGCCTGCGATGGCACTGGCCCAGAAGCCATCGCCACCACAGATGCGCAGCGTTGTACTAGCCTATCAACAGCTTGGCCTCTCCTTAGAGGCTATGGCCGCCTACTACGAGGCCCGCATTGCTGATCTCGAGAAACGCTGCGGCGACCCGTGCAAGGAGCAATAAATGGCTGACCGGATCGAGGTCGCCCGCGAGGCGCTGGCCCAGATAGGCACCCGCTCGACGATGACTTCGCTGGACGACGGGTCCGCTGAGGCGACATACATCAACTTGCTCTACGAGCCGATCCGGGACTTCCTGCTGACCGATGGCGATTATGACTTTTCGCTGTCGATAAAACCACTGATTGCGCTTACCACCGTACCAGCGACTCCGTGGTTTCACGCCTACCCGTACCCAACTGATGCCCTGCGGATACGCCAGCTTTTCCCAAAGGACTCCGATCCGCTCGACCCGCGTCCGGTCGAGTGGACGACGACCACCTCTTTCGGGCCTCGCCAGATCAACACCAAAGTCGAGATGATCCAAATCCATTACACCTGGGCGGCCACCGAAGAGGTGTGGGACGGGATATTCCGCCAGAGCTTTGTGCGGATGCTGGCATCGGCGCTGGCTTTCGCGCTGGAGAACCGGATCGAGGCCAGCAAGGTCAAGTTGGACGAGGCGCTGGGTTTCGCCGGGATCGCCAAGCTGCGGGATATGTAAGATGTCGATCGAAAGTGTCGTCAACCAGTCGCTCGACCTTATCGGGTATAAGCGCCACATCGGCTCAGTGTGGGACGGGACGCCAGCAGCCCGCGTAGCCCTTAACGCGTTTGCGGAGGTGCGCGATGAGGTGCTGGCGGTGCGCCCGTGGCTGTTTGCGCGATCGTTCCACACGCTCGTCGCAACCGGACAGTTGGCGTTTGGTATGACCGCCTACACGAGGCCGCCAAACGCGGTCGTAGTGCTCGATGTTTACCCGATTGGCTTTGATCCGTTGGACCCGGAACCGGCCCGCTGGCTCGAGACTTACATCGATGGTGAGCGCCTTATCGTATCGCCTTTTACCGATGCGGGCGCGGCCAGTACCGATCGCGTTCTCGACACGGCCGATTGGCCCCCCGATTACACAGAGGCGGTGATTCGTACCCTGGCACACCGCTTCCAGCGGTTGTTGCCCGCGGTCGCTGCAAAGGAAGAAAAACAATGAAGCCGGAGGACATCATCAATCAAGCCCTCGAGATCATCGGGCATGAGCAACGTATAGCGGCGTTTGGTGATGGTTCGCCTGAGGCGGTTGTGGCGCGGGATATGTGGGCCGAAACCCGAGACGCGCTTTTGGTACGGCTGCAACCGGATTGGGCACGCGAGGATGTGGCCTTAACAGTACTCAAAGCCGCGCCCCCTTACTACGACGAGCAAACACCGTGGATAGCAGGGCAGCATCCCGATTTACCGTGGCTCTACGAGTACGCACAGCCAGAAACGTGCCTGGTACCGTTGTCCCTCAAACCGAGGCCACACACTTTGCCGGTATGGCGTCCGCGCCCGATGCGCTTTCGAGTCAAGACCGGCGCTGACCAGACCTATGTCCTGCTTGGCAATGACCCGGCTCCAATTCTTACCTGCATCGTGCACACCCATGATCCTGATGTCTGGTACGAGGATTTCATTGATCTGATGGTCATGACGTTATCGAAGAAATTCGAGCGTCTCTTTGGTAACAAGAACCGCCCACCTGAGGCCGAAGGGAGGCCCGATGCCAACAACGCCAGATGACATCGTTAATGAAGCACTGGATGAGATAGGGGTCGAGGAGATCGGGGATCTGCATGAGGGATCACGGGCTGCGAACGTAGCGCGCAGGAATTATGACCCGATCCTGCGGGCGATGCACGCTGCCGCTCCGTGGAACTTCGCCCGGCGCCAGCGCCAAATCGATATGCGCGGTGACGCGAGCGGCCAATACCACAACAACCGCAACGTCCCGCTGCATTGGTCATATATGTACGAGTGGCCTAATGACTGCGTACACGCGAGATGGGTGCTGGGGCTGAATGCGTATGCGCTGGATGCAAGTGGGGCGCCGCTTGCCGCTGCACCGGCATGGGCGCGGCCAGCTCCTTTCATCGTAACCGATGCCCCGCTCGTTAACGATATCGCAAGCGATTGGGATCGGACTGAAGGACACAACCCTGAATCAACGCGAGTGATTGCTACCAACGAGCTTGGGGCTATACTCGTTTATACGGGATTGGTGCAGTACCCGGATGCGTGGGATGCTGGGTTCCGGCGCGCGTTCGTAGCGGCGCTCGCAGCCCGCCTTGCGGTTCCGCTTATAGAAGACAAAGCTGCGGCGCGGGCCATGCGCGGCGATCAGCTGGCGGTGGCGCGGGATGCGCTGATTGAGGCGCGGGTCCGGGATGGCAATGAGGGATGGACCTTAACGGACCACACCCCGGACTGGATAAGGGCGCGGACCTCGACCGCGTGGCGTGGGTGGTATGGGAGTGGCTGGAGCGACTTCCCGTTTGTTGAAGACGCTGGGGGCGTATATTAGGTGCCTGATCGCGAAGCCCCGGCCAGCCTTGCACAGCACTCCTTTGCCACCGGCGAGGTATCGCCTGGTTTCTATGGCCGCCAGGATATCCAGAAGTACGCAAGCGGCTGCGCGGTTCTACGAAATTTCTACGTTGATCCTCGGGGTGGGGCTACGGTGCGCCCTGGCACCCAATTCATCGGCTATCCGACCGAGGTCGGGTATGCGAGGCTGATCCCGTTCCAGTTCTCGCCCGATATCGGCCAGAGTTATGTGCTGGTATTCAGTGCCGGGTGGATCAAGTTTGTTAAGAACCCTGGAACAGCTGCGTATCCGAATGGCTCGAACGCGGGTTTCATCCAGAGCGGTGGCGCTGATTACGGCATAACAACGCCTTACCTGACCGAGGCCGATCTGCGCGGCCTTCACTTCGTGCAGATGGCAGATGTAATGTGGCTTGCGTGTCGCGGCCATCCCCGCCAGAAGTTGTCGCGGCTCGCCGACGATAACTGGACGCTCGCACCGGTGACCTCGACACCAGATATCGCAGCGCCGGTAGCGATCAGCGCAACAGTTAGCGATGCGCCGACTGGGGTGACACCTGCCCCTGCGGTCGAGACCCGATACATGTACGCCGTCTCCGCGGTCAATACGGACGGCGCCGAGAGCTTGCCAAGCACCCCAGTGCTCAGTGGTGCCGGGATCAATATCGCGGTTACAGCTGGAACTGTGACGGTGCTGTGGCTCCCTGTGGCCGAGGCACAGTATTACAAGGTATGGAAGGCGCTGCCAGCGCACGGTAATCGCGTTCCTACTCCTTCAGAGCAGTTCGGGTTTGCCGGATACTCCTACGGCACCAGCTTCACCGACTCGAATATCGTCCCAGACTTCGCACAAGCACCGATCTCGGCGTCCGACCCGTTTGCACCCGGTGCCCTGACAGGCTACACAATCACCGCGCCAGGAACCGGATATGTGCCTGAGAGCACGCTGATCACCGTCAGCGACACCTCGGGATCGGGCGCAGTGGTGTATCCGGTGCTCGATACCAACGAGGCGGGGGTGGCTGGTGGGATCGTTGGTCTCTACATCGCCGCCGCTGGCAGTGGTTATACTGCGCCGACCGCTATCGCGACCGGAGCCGGGTCCGGCTTCACCGCCACCTTCACTGTTGGACCCTCGACCGGCCTAGACCCCTCTACGGTAGGCATCTTTCAGCAGCGCCTAATCTATGCCTCGAGTGAAGAGAAGCCGATCTCGCTTGCGGCCTCGAGGCCCGGCGCGCCAGACGATTTCCGCACCAGCAATCCAACCAATGATGGCGATGCCTTTCGCTTCGACATCTTCGATCAGCAGGTATCCCGTATCTTTTGGCTGCATTCGCTGCCAGGTGGCCTCCTAATCGGCACTAATGCCCACGTTGTCCAGCTCACTGGTGGCAGCAATACCGCTGCTAACCCGGTGGCAGTAACACCGACCAACGCTGTGATAGTGCCACAGTCCCAATTCGGTGCAGCCAATGTCGAGCCAATTGTTATCGATCACAACGTCCTCTACGTCCGCACCGAGGGCAGCGTAAACGAACTTGCCTACAACTTCTACGCCAACATATACGCTGGCAAAGATATCACCATTCTGTCTAACCACTTCTTTAATGAGGCGCGGGTGGTCGATTGGGCCTATGCCGACTCGCCGGGCAAGGTGGTGTGGGCGGTTCTCAACGTTGGCACCCTCCTGTCGCTCACTTATGTCAAAGATCAGGAGATCGCGGGCTGGGCGCGACACGACACACCCAATGGCACTATCGAGTCGATTACCACGATCCAAGAGGGCGAGGTAAATGCCGTCTACTTCTCGGTACTGCGAGGCACGGTGCGCTGGATCGAGCGACAGGCCCAACAACGCTTGTTCCAAGCATCGGATGCTTGGCAGCTTGATGGGGCGTTGTCGATCGCCTCGCACTATCCGGCGGCACATCTCGATGTTGGAGGGCAGACCGGGACGCAGGCCGCCGTGGCTTCGGCAGCAGTGTTCGCCCTCGGTGATGTAGGGAAAGAGATCCATGCGGTATGGTCACGCGGCACCATCACTGAGTATGTTAGCCCAACGCAGGTATCGATAGCTATCGATCCGGCGCGACCATTCTATAATCAATCTTTTGCTCAAGGGTTGTGGCGCATGGACCCGGTGCTGAGCGTCGTGACCGGCCTCGCCCACTTGGAGGGTACGAGCGTCTACGCGCTGGTTAATGGAGTAGTGCAGGGTCCATTTACGGTGGCGGGCGGCGCGATAACCCTGACGACGCCCGGCTCGCAGGTGCTGGTGGGTTATCGGTTCCAAGCACAGCTGCAACCGCTCTACATCGAGACACCGGAGGCCGCTACTATCCAAGGAAAACGGAAGAAGGTAGCGGCTGCAAGCGTGCGGGTCCGCGATGCGCAGGGCCTCAAGTACGGTTCCTCGTTCGCCACCGTGAAGCCGTGGGTGAGCGGTACATCTTCCACAGATGAGCAGCCTCCGTTACCGTATGGCGCGATTGGCCTCTACAGTGGCGACCAGCGTATCTGGCTCGATCAAGTGTTTGGGCTCGGTGGTTGGGTATGTGTACAACAGGATGATCCGTACCCGGCCACCGTAATCAGCATCATACCGGAACTAGCTCAAGGGGATGTGATGTGAACATCACTTTTCGAGACGCGGAGCGCCAAGATGCCCTCACGATTGTGCCATTCCTCCGGGAGCGGGATCGCCTCAATTTGGTACGACAGGGCAATCCGGTCGAGATAATTAACGAAGCAATGTCAGCGAGCATCTCTAATTATGTGGGGCTGGCTGCGGGGGTTCCTGCGGTTATATGGGGGCTGCGTGCGGCCCAGCTTCTCGATAACAGTGCGTATGTGTGGATGCTTGGCACCTCTATCATCGACGATTATCCGATCCACTTCCTGCGGTACTCGCGGGCCGCGCTCAAGCTGATGCGCCAACGCTATCGAGTGCTGTATGGGGAGATCGAGGTGGACTATAAGGCATCGCAACGATGGCTGCGATGGTGCGGAGCGGAGATAACTCCTCACGAGCGCCACTTGATGTTTGTGCTACGCAATGACGGATAAGCGGCTTAATGCCCTCACGCTTGCGGTGGTGGTAGTGCTGGTTGCAGTTTTGGTGGGGATGGTGGTATGGGTCCTGAGGTAATGCTTGCTGCAACTGCTGGTAGCACACTGGTAAGTGCTATTGGAGGGATTAAGCAGGGACAAGCTGCGTCAAGTGCGGCTAGGTATCAAGCGCAGGTGGCACGCAACAACGCGCAGATAGCGCAGCAGAACGCCGAGTATGTCTCGCAAGCAGGGGAAACCGCGGCACAGGCGCAAGACCTCAAGGCACGCTCAGCACTAGGCTCAATCCGGGCGGCGCAGAGCGCAAGTGGGATATCCATAGATAGCCCCTCACTACAAGACATCTACGAGGGATCAGCGCAGGTATATCGGCTCGACACGGCGAACATCGTTCAGAATGCAGCTCTGCGGGCACGCGCTTACGAGGCGCAAGGGACAGAGTATCTGTCTGAGGCTGATCTCCAAGACAAGAAGGCCAGTGGGGCGCAGAGCGCCGGCGCACTGACGGCGGCTGGTTCGTTGTTAAGTGGGGCTGCGAGTTTCGCAGACAAGTGGACCCGATATAGGACGTTGTAATGCCTCTTCTGCCTGCCAGTGGCTATTTGACACCTGCGGCGCCGACGGTGGAGCCGTCTCCGGTTCCGTTGACGCCTTACCAGGACATTCGTGCGCCTGTGGAGGCGTTCGGAGGTGTAACCGCCCAAGCTCTAAGCGGCTTCGGCAAATCGCTCGGTGAAGCCGCAGGGCACCTTGAGAACATCCAGTCGTTCTACGATCAGGTAGTCGTAGACGAGCAGAAGAACGCTTACGAGAACAAGGTCAATAACAGGATGTACGGTGATCCCTCGGTGCCGGGGGATGTCGGGTATATGGGGTTGCAGGGCAAGAATGCTCTAGAAGCGCGGGAAGGTGTTCGCAAGGACATCGACGCGCTGCTCGTAGAGCACCGCTCAACCCTGAAGAACGCCAACCAGCTTCGACTGTTCAACCAGGACGCCTCCCGGTATCGGAATGCAACCCTGAACCAAGTGGGACGGCACTACGATGAGCAGTACAACAAGCACGCAGCCGAGACAGCGGACAGCACCTTCAAGCTGAAGTTGCAGGAGGGGGCGGTTTCCGCGAATAACAATGACTTCCCTCGGCTCAGGGCCTCGCTTGAGTCGGCCCTGGTAGCGGCCGAACAAGCGCAGCGTCTGCGCGGGGCGGACGAGGCCACGATCAAACTTACTAGGGCCAAGACTGTCGAGGCATTCACTGCTACCTGGGCTGTGAATGCCATCGAGCGCAACGCGCCGGAAGGCAAACAGTTTGTGCTGGATCACAAGGATGAGCTGGGGGATAAGTACGACGAATTGCTGCACAAGGCCAACGCAGCCAGTGTGCAGTACGATGTGGAGCGAATGAAGAATGGACTGCCGCCCGTTACGACGCAGCCCAACTTGGTGAGGGGTGGGGCGGTAGGTGATTCAGTCGACAAGTTCCTCGATTTAACTGCACAGCACGAGAGCGGTTGGCGTAACATTCCTCAGGGACTCATTGGGCCGCAAGGTGGATACAACCCATCGACCGGAACCGTAACTGGGCCTTCGACAGCTCAGGGCTACTACCAGATAACCAATACAACTTGGAATAGCTTTGCGCCAGGGGCTGGTGTGGACCTCGCCAAATATTCAACAGCAATGTCTGCCCCACCTGAGGTACAGCGACAGGTAGCACGCCATATCGTCATGACGAGCGGTGTCCAACACTGGACTGATTACAACGCACGTTTGCGTGCATCAGCACTGAGTGTGGGGTTGCCTGTATCTGGGCCTATTAGTGGATCATCGACTGCCCCGGCGCAACCAACGCCTAGCGCCGGTGGCGACCAGCCATCCGGCGCTATAGCTGGGCCATCAGGCCCGATGGATGTACAGGCGCGCTACAATGCTGCTGTTAGGAGTGGCGATACGGCACGCGCGCAGCAAATATTAAGAGGGGAAGCTCCCACTGCACCTACCTCCGGAACATCTACATCTACCGCTCCGGCAATGCCCACCCTTCCTCCCAACGAGCCAGGCGAGTTTCCCGACGGAGAAGTGCCCGGCCTGCTGGATAAGCTCAAGCAGGGCGCAAAGCTCTTACCGCCCGGCGCAAAGCCGGAGGTATGGAACGCCTATGTGCGCTCGGTGCGGCAGGACGCTAACACGCTGTACAACCAACAGATGCACGCAGAACGATCGCGGGCGCTGGCTCAACAGAAAGCGGACGAAGAAATAGGAAGTCAGTATTACGAGAGGATGGTTCCTGACGGCACCAATCGGCCCTCCGACGCAGAGATAAGGACCGACAAGCGGCTCAGCTTAAAGATGCGAGAGAATCTGATCGGGGCATTGAACGCGCCCAATCATCCACAGCCAAGTCCCGCTGTATCCGAGGCTAATCGGGTCGAAGCATACCAACGGCTGGGTGGAGAAGTAAATGGCAAACCACAGCTCAAGACAACATCAGAGATAGCTGCGCTTATGTCTCATCCCGACCCAAATCAGCGTATTACCTGGAACCAGTTTCAATCTCTCGATGAAATACTTAAACTTCAGAACAACGCAAAGCGCCAATACGTCCAGCCTCATATCACCCAACTCCTTACGGATGCAGAACGGGTACTGTTCCCGCTAAAGCATATGACAGGTGGAGTGGGGTTGCGTATGGACCCGGATGCTCCGACGCGCGAGCGTCGCTACCAACTGTTTGTAGAGAACAGTGTACAGGATTATATTACGCAAGGGAAGGATGTACGGAAGCTGTTCGATCCTGGGTCGCCGGATAAGCCCAATCCTGAGTACCTCGGGAGCCGCGCTATCCTGGATGAGTTTGGAAAGGGGGCGAAACAATTCGGAAGAGGACAGGCAAACACCGTATTCCCGGCTGAAGGCGAGCTTAAGGACAATCCCTCGATAATGAAGGCGTATAAGGAGGGGAGATTTGGTACGTTTGGGACCGCAGAGGCCATTGAGGCGGCCAAGCAGTACTCGATAAGAGCGGGGCTGGGAATGCGTAGACAGGCTGTGCCGGAAACCGGGGTGCCGATGCGATGAGTGACGTACCGCCGCCCGAAGAACAACCAGCTGGCTTCTTGGCTCGTAGTGCCAGGAATGTTGCTCAAGGCGCGACCACACTTGCTCAGGGGGTGGGTGCATTTGTCACAGAGATAACTCCTTCTCTACCACTGCTACCCAACGCCCCAAGCGCATTCAAGGCACCATTATCTGATGTTGATGATGTGTTTGGGACGCTGCCGGATGTCGATGAGGTGTTCGCCCTACCGAAGCCGTGGTACAGTAAGTCACCGGCCCTGAGCCACTTCGCTGCGGAGTACAGTCGGGTTTGGGATCACGCGATGAGCACTACCGCCATCCCCGGCCAACCTGATCCGACTCGGAAGGCATTGCAAGATGCAGGGGTGTTCGCCCCAGCGGACGCTCGGATGCGTACCATCACCCAGCAATTCAACGAGATGATGTATCAAGCCCTCATGGCCTCGCAAGCCACGATCATGGGTGCGGCTGGGCTGGCGGCAGAGGTGGGAGTGCCACGCGAAGTGGTGGGAGCGGCCCTCGAGGTGTTCCCCGCAGGGCGTATGACCGGCCTACCGCGAGTAGCGGGAGCGCCGCTCGGTGCTCCGTCGCCAGCGATGGGACGGCTGTTGCCGCGCGGAGCGCCACTCGATCTTGATGTGGCGGCTGACCTCGGGGTGTTCGGACGAAGGTCGTCTGACCTTACCGCGTCGGAACGGTTCGCGCCTAACGCTGACGTGTCGCTTACAGTGCAAGGGCGGACCTCGGAGGCACCGATAGTCGGAGAGCCGGTTGCGGTTCAAGGCGAGGCGCCGGGAGCGTTCCCGCGTCCCAATGAACCTGCTGCGGTCGCTGGAGATCCACCTGTAGCGCCAGGAAATGTACGGTTCTACCATGGTGGGAGTCATCCTGGCGAAACAGGTGGTACTCGGTGGGTACAAGAGGATCGTGCCTACGCAGAAGGCTGGGCCAGGAATGTTAACGGTGACGTATTTTATGTAGATGTGCCTGAAACTCGTCTGGCTGAGCTTGGTGCAACTAAGACATTCGACGACACTGGTACAAGTCAACGCGCTCCGTATGCTGCCTTCGACCTTCCAAACGATTTGGCGCGACAACTCAAACCGGTAACACCTCGCGTAAGTGGGACGCCCCGCGAGGTAGCCGCTGCTCTCGATCCACCACTCTTCGAGGCATACGACAACTTCGCCGCCATGAAGGTGGAACAGCTGCGGCTGATCGAAGAGGAGGCGGAAGCGCGCCGGTCCCATCCAACAGCGGTCGCGGCTCAACAGTACATCGACCAGACGCTGGCGAAAGTGGGTGGGGTTGAGTCGCGTCTGACCAATGCCCAACGACAGAGGGTTGCCGAGACGCGAGATGTCTTGTATAGTTATCTGCATGAGGATACGCCTGCGATGGCGTTCCTGCGACAACGTATGCAGGAGGCCGACGAGGGGCTGCGGACGTTGGGACCGCAGGTAAGATCGGCTATTCATGACGCCACAGAGGCAGCTCATGGGCCGGAACCGACGGTGGTTGCGCCGCGTGGCATCCAGACTACTATCAATCGGTTACCTGGAGGTGGGTTCGAGGTCGTTGTTGATACGCCGGAAGGCGTAGGGAGGCTGGCTGCGGTCACACCGGAAGCAGCTGTAGCCCAAGAGGCCCGACTCAAGGCTGCGTATGCGCAGCGCCAAGCAATACTGTCGGCGAAGACAGATGCAGAGGCAGGTAAGCCGTTACCATATCGGGTTAATAATGCTGGCAATGTTTCGGTAATTATGGATGGCGAGCGTGTTCGCCTCAATCTTACGGGAGAAGAACGGTCAATACTGCGCAACGCTGAACAGCGACGGAATGCCTCCGTCAGGGCTGAGGATGTAGCGCGGTACGATGCTGATGTACAGACAATGCTGCGGCGAGGGGTAGAACGGCTCCGCGCCGAAGCGTTGCCGTTGCGCCTGGAGGCGAAACCGGGCATCGCGGCGGCGGCGGCTCGCCTCGAGAGGGAACTGGTCTCTGTAGGCATCCTGTCGACGAGTGACATCCAGCGCGATTTCGTGGTAGGTTTTACGGAGGCTAATCGCATCCGAGATCGGATGATCGCGAAGAACGCCGATAAACTGCGGACTCTCTATCAGCGTAACGGCACCATCTCGACCGACATGGCCCGGAAGCTGGTGCTGGCGGGACGCCCCGAGGCCGAAGCGAAGGCTGCTGCCCGCATCTTGCAGTCGATGTATGAGGCACATGCGGCCCGATTCAAAGGAGAGCTGGGAAGTGCATGGGACATCTATCAGCGAGAGGGTCCGAATGTCCGGGGACCAGGACAACGTGGTAGAGTAGTTACAGAGGGGATTACTCTCGAACAACCCGCGCGCGGCAAGATAAGTCTCGCTGATCCATCCGACCCGCGCGCTGCTCGATCCCTAATTACGTTCTTCAAGAACGCCGATGCCTCGACCTTTATGCACGAGACGGCGCACGACTGGCTCGAGCGCCTTCTCCGTGATGCTACCCACAGCAAGGCACCGCAACAGCTCATCGACGACGTAGCTGCGGTTCGCGAATGGATTGGGATGCGAGAGGGCGAAAAGCTCTCCCCAGAGGACTGGACACGCGCCCACGAACAGTTTGCGACTGCCTTTGAGCGCTACTTGCTGGAGGGAACTGCACCGTCGAAGGGGCTGGCGCGGGTGTTCCAGCAGTTTAAGGAGTGGCTTACCAGCATCTATCAAGGCGGCATTTCCGCTGGAGTGCCGATCAACGACCGCATTAGGCAAGTCTTCGATCGGATGCTCGTGCCGGAGCGGGAGCCGATCATTGCGCCAGAGCGCCCACCGCCACGCGATCCCGTTGCTGAGGCGCGGGCCACGCCACCTCACCTTGCGGGGCAGAAGGCCGACGAGGTGCTTGCGGAGCGCGAAGCCGCAAGTGGGCAACTGAGAGCGGAGATAGTCAGTGGAAGACGCGATGCAAGAAGCCGCCCAGAGAGAACTAGGGTATCTGATGGAGGTGTCGAAGACCCAAAAGCTGTCTTCCGAAGAGAAGCAGGTATTGGACCAGATGATAACGTCGGCGAAGGTAGAACTGTATCTTCGAGAAAAAGCGAAACGCCAACGGAAACGGGAGATGGATATGGCCCTGCCGACCGTCCCCTCATAGACTACCAGGGAAACATACGGGTCGAGAATATCGAGACCGCTGACGATGTACGACAGGTAATCATTGATGCCTCGGGAGAGCGGACCGGGTTCATGGAGGCCCGCCGCAACGTCCTTACTGACGCAGAAACTATTCGACTAGCTGAAGAACGTGGTGTTGATCCAAAAACTATTGACAAATGGGAAGTCGGACAGGCGTGGACTGCTGAACAGGTTATATGGGCACGCACCGTATTAAGAAACTCCGCGACCTACGTCCGTGATCTCGCGCTGCGCGTCGCAACCACAACCGACGAAGCCACCCTGCTTGACTATGTGCAGGCACGCCAAACCCATATGATGATACAGGAAGCTGTGTCTGGGGCCACTGCTGAGGCAGGACGGGCTCTGCGAGCCTTCAGGTTCCTTAGAGCAGAAGGCGATTTAGCAGAGCTTAATCGTTTTCTTAAGCTAGATGGGAGCAAAGATTTAACGGAGCTTCGAAACGAGGCCCGCGAACTGTCGCAGCTGGCCATGCCGGAACAGATCAATAAGCTTCTGACAAGGGCGCGCCATATTCAATGGAGCAAGATGGGTACGGAGGCATGGATAAATGCACTGGTGTCAGGGCCGCATACCCATCTAGTGAACACAGGAACTAATGCAGGAGTGATGCTTGGTGCACCTATTGAGGCGGGAGTGGCAGCAGCGGTTGGGCGGGTATTTCGGCTGTTCGGAAGAGAACAGGGTGTCACCGCTGCGGAGATTATTGATCGCGCACATGGCATCTCTATGGGGTTTGTGGATGGGCTTCGAGGGGCCGGAGCCATCCTGCGTGACGAGAGCAAGATAGATATTTACAATCCGCTGGACTATGATACGCGAACCATACCTGGAATAGTTGGACAAGGGATTCGGTTGCCAGGGCGCTTCCTGGCTGCGGAGGATAAGTTCTTCAAGGCGGTAGCGTGGCAACAGGAAATCAATGTGCAAGCGCGGCGCATAGCCCTTAGCGAAGGACTGAGCGGCGATGTCCTCGCTTCCAGAATTGAACAGCTGCGTGGTACACCAACACCAGAAATGATTGCTGAAGCGGTTAAGTTTGAGCGTTACCAAACATTTCAGACTGCACTCGGTAGGAGAGCACAGTGGCTTTATGGTTTGGCGGGAGCACACCCACTCATGCGCCTCGTGCTTCCATTTATCCGCACACCAGTCAATCTTCTTAAGTACTCTATAGAGCGCGGCCCACTTGGCCTGTTGTCGAAACAGGTGTGGGAGAATATGACCGGCAAGAATGGAGCTGCGGCGCGAGATACACAGATATCGAGGATGTTAGTAGGGAATATGGTAGGGATCGGTGTCGGATATATGGCACTGAACGGGTTGATAACCGGGGGTGGGCCACTCAAAGATGAAGAGCAAATGACCCTGCGAATGACTGGGTGGCAACCG